TTAAATACATCCTGTATATATAGGCTGTATCCCGCTTGTCTTGTCTTAAAGGATCTATCCAGGATAAGGCGTACATCACGCACCATCCCACTACCCATAAGACTATTAAGAGCACCGGCATCATATAGGCCTGCACTCCATGTGCTGATAGTAATTTCAGCAGGCCCTGTGATAACAAGCACTGCTTCTATTAAAGATATAAGAGAAAATGCACCATTGGTAAGGCCGCAAACCTTACCATTTGGCCCAAATCCTTTTACCGCTTCGCTTGCAAATTGTAATCCTGTACGGTAGGCAATTGCTTTTTTATCGTTTGTTTTTACTACTGATTTCATTGTATTTTTTCTAAATGATGTAAAAATAACCAATCTCCCATTTTTCTAAGCAGATTAGCTGCTGTGGATGCGTCCGGATCACCCTGTATAAAGGTGCATTTCTGGGTATCATTAAATTTCCTGTTTTTCCACTCTACTACCAGGTAATTGGTCTTATCTACGCATAACCAATCAAAACCGTAATTATTATTTACAGATAACTGATATTCTGATTTGCTTTGATCTGAATACTCAAAAAATGGCTGGATCTGTAACACCTGAAGGATTTTAAAGAACTTGGTCATGGTAAGATCTGTTTTACCATTAAACCATAAAGATAATTGGCTCTCGCTGATCTCTGAGGACTGAGCGAGCTTATAGCGTGATATATTCAGCTCGCTCATGCGTGGCAGGATGATTTTGTGCTGGATGATTTTAATTGCTTCTTTCATGTTATTTATTTTGTCTAATACTACCTGCAAACCCTTGTAAACTTGGTTTTATATATTTTTCATTTGTTTCCACAGCATTTCTAAAATCGGATCCGGTAAAGCATAGTTGATTTGCTCTTTTAATTGCTAAATCCTGATTATGTGCTAAAACTAAGATGGTTCCTTCACCACCGACTTTCTTTGTGTAAGTTACTTTAAATGTTTTCATGATTTTAAATTATATTGAATTAAAAATTTGCTTTTCTTGCTGCAGCGGCTGCTATCATCTCAGGAGTCAATACAAAATTAGATTTTTGAACTGGCTTAGCTTGTAAAGTTTTCCTTTCTACTAAATCAACCTGTATAGTTTCAAATGCTCTTCTTCCTGTAAGGCAATGATCAGAAACTCTTATTTCCTTACCATTTTCTGATTCAAAATAGAAAGATGCTCCATTTGAAAAAGATGATGATTTGAAAGTAAAATTTTTAAAGCCTTTTTTTACTAAAATTGCTTCAGCTATTTCTCTTGTATAACTTCTGTCTGCTTGGAAAAAATTTGAATTGAACATTTTAACTTCGTTTTATTTACAATACAAAGATACGGTATTACTACAATATATTCAAGTATTGTGTATTGTTTTCGTCGATAAAATAAATGCGTTCGTCGATAAAGTGCAAAAAGCACTGAGCGATCACCGCCCAGTGCTTAATATTTTATCCTTCCTGATAAATCTCATGGCATGCTCCCATCGTGTCGTATATCTCTGTGGTGAGATGACAGAAGTCGAGCCTTTGTGCCGGCGGTATCTCATCCCAAAAAGGACTCGATACCGCAGCAACAAAGATTTGGAGGAATAAAATTTGCTTGGTTTTTAGATCTTCAGTACTTATGCCCTGGTAGTAGCACTCAAGGATGGTAAGTCCCGCAGGATCAGTCTGAGTTTCCTGCTTGTTCTGGTTTGCTTTAGTACTTGTCATTACTAATTAATTTAAAAAATGAATAAATGAGCCAGTCACTGACAAGTACCCCGCACGAATGCAGATAAGCTTACGGACTTTCACCGATATGCTGGCTTTATTTTAATTCAATCTTAATTGCGTGGAATCTTTATCCCGTGCGAGTACTTGTCGCGACAAAGATAAAGTAAGTTATCTATTCCTCCAAATATATAACCGATATGCTATATTCGCACGTTTGCGATGGTACAAATGTAACTGAAAATATACATATCGGTGGTTTTTTTTCAGAATAATTAACTGATCGGTTATATAATTTTAATCGTAATGTGTTACATCACTCTACCATCCCCCCTACCCGGCAACAATCTTTGGTGCAATTTACTGCCATATTTCTGCATGATGTAGTAATCTACCGTATCGCTGAAATGCGTGGCGTACACCTGGTTGAATGATTTGTTTTTTTCGTCGGCTTTGGACTTCTGGAATTTCTCATTTACTTCGGCATTTTGCATGGAGACGATGACGGCTTTGCAAGTGTCTTGATTAAATCTGAGCTTCGGGAGTAACGGGTTGCTCTCTTCCAGGCACTCGTTGATGAGCTCATAACGTACTGAGTGGAGATCCGCCATTTTGGATGGTGCTTTGATCTCGCAGTGCCACCCGTTTTTCATAAACCGCGCCTTGATCCTGTCAAATACCGTACCGCCAAAAGTCGTGCGGTCATGGCCGTGCGGCTCTCCCCATACATAGATGTGTTTGTTTTTCTGATCGGCATAGTCGATACATATATCGTCTATGAGCTGATCTATGCCGTCATTTTCCTTGCGGTAAAAGCTCCCTATCATGTACTCCGTCCGCTCCCGCTCCTGGTATATGGTCGCACACTTAAACCATCCATGGAAGTCAAACGATGCGTGTATCATATCTGTACGTCGGCGGTCACGCATACCTGCGACCATGCCGAGGCGCTCATTGTCAGAGTAGATGTATGCCGGCTGGTAGGTGTGGTACTCATCATTGAGCGCATGATAAAATCCGTGCTGCTTACGTCCGGATGGTTTGTTGAGCACTTCGAGAGCGAAGGTGTACGGATCCAGCTCCGCCTTGAGTCGGTCTATGTAGCCCTGACCCAGCACGGCAATATTGTCAAATACGGTGGCTTCCAGATATCCGTACTGCTTCGGCATACGAGCGGCTTTCTCCTTGTATTCGAGCAGATACTGACCAAGCGTGAGCCACGGCATAGATGAGTACCGGCAAAGCTCCTGATGCAGCCAGCTGTCAAAATAATGTCGGTTGCCCCTGATGGCAGGATACAGTACTTTGTCTATGTGCTCCTTTTTCACAAGTAGTGACTCATCGACGTCACCACCGTCATAGTTACCACCCCGCGCCAGATCCGGACGGTCCATGGATAGCAGCTCTATGGTGTAGCCATTAAAAAAAGTGATGATATTTTCATATCTCTTGGGTGCTTTGAGCGGTGTCGTCCAGTCTGATGGTGGCCGCTTACCTACGACGTAGTGACCGGGCTCTTTTGGCCCTTTGTACTCGCGGAGTCCTAGATCATGCCAGGAAGACTCTATCTCGGGGATGGTTTTGGTCAGTAATTGTCCAAATGTGGACGATGACAGGAAAAACTTCGCCCGTGGCAGTGCTTCGAGTCGCTGGAAGTGTTTATTTCCGATGACGTGGGTCTTTCCGGCTCCACGACCGGCAATCAGGGTTTTGTCTTTCTGCTTCATCTGCAGGAACTGCTCCTGCTTGGCATTGAGATAGCGGAAATACTCCGTACGTCCATCGTCAAAGGCAATGGCCTTGATGGCTCCCGTCACATCGTCGGTGATGACTATGGTACCCTTGCGTCCTTTGTATTTGATGCGCTGTCCGACACTATACTTCATCTTCATCATCGATTATCTCTATGTCTTCGCTTCCATCACTCAGGAAGGCGGTAGCACTCGAGTAGGTGATCTGTGGCAGTTGCAGGGTGCTCCAGTCAAATCCACCTTCCGCATCTGCGAGATGGAGACCGTCCAACTTCATGAGTAGCTCTTCATACTTGACGATGGTGGCCAGATAGTCTTTGGGCTGCTCTTTTTTGAGCGCATATATGTATCCTTTGATGCGCTCGCGCTGGAGTGCTTTCTGGAAATCTTTATTTATCTTACGGATGGGTCCGAAGATCACTTCCACATCATTCATCATCTTGGCAAAGTAATGCTCCTTATCCGGCATGATGGAGTGCAGCTTCTTACGGATCCGGCGCTCTTCCAACTCCTCGGTCATGGCGACAAATACTTTATTCAAGTCATTGAAATAACCTTCCTCCGTCGGATTGAGCCGGTAGTATATAGGGTCCATCATGTGCCAGTAGATCCGCTCCGGCGTGGGCAGCTCCTTATACTCCTGCTGACTGACTATTCTTATCACGTTTTGCCTGCTCAAGATACATTTTGTGTTTGGTGAGTCGTTCGATGGTTTTCTGCTTACCGGCGTATTGTGCCGGGTTTTTCTTCTGGTCTATGAGTGACAGCTCCCTGCGACGGTGTGAGAGCGATGTCTGCACGTTTTTGAGTTTGTCCATGAGCTCAAAAGGATCTGATGGTATGTCAAATATCTCGTCTGAGTCTATGGGTGGCAGTTCTTTTTTCTCCAGATAATAGTTCTTATCTGTCAGCGTTTTGTTGATCTCGTCCTGCACTTCTTTGATCTGATCGGCGATAAGTATGTCTTCATGATTGCCTGATGAGATGTGGAAGGTATTGCTCAGGCGAGCCCGCATGGTAAAGAGTTTATTAAGTGTCGAGTTGTACGATCTAATGATCGCATCGTCTGAATCCTGGCGCTTTGATTGTACCACCGGGGCAGGCCGGGAATCCAGTATTGACCCGTATATCTTTTCGATCAGTATCGAGTTGGTAAACGTCATCCCCTTTGAGCGTAGTCTCTCTAAATCCGGATGACCGGGTGCGTGTGTCGCTATGTAGTCCAGCATCGTGTTGAAATCGGAGAGATTCATTACTTTTTGGTTTCATTGGTGGTAGATTTGGTTTCTTCTGCTTCCGGTCCGTCCATGGGAGCGATACCGCCTTTATCTTCATCCAGCTTGGTGATGCGGAAATCTTCAAATGTAAATTTCAGCTTCGGATATTTCTCCTTCCAGCCATTGAGCCGGCACACGATGTCAAAGGCTTTGAGTATCTGCTTTCGTGGCCTTGGCGTTTTGGTCAGCACGTAAAAAAGGAATGCGTTTCTCATCTCACTACCAGAGCTCAGTTTGCCCTGGCTCTCGATGTTGGCCAGTGTCGGGTGTATGCCTTGACCGGAGATATTCGCCTGATTGGTCGCGGCGTACAGCTCCAGGAGTGACTTATCCTTCATGTCGTAGTTGATGGGCTCTATGGTCACACCGTCATATTTGTTGGTGATCTCATTTTTGATGTCTTCCAGGAATACGGCCCGTCCGGCATTGGATGCCCCTGCGAGGAGATCATTGATCTTATCCACAAAAGCCTGCTTGGCGGTCCGCTCTTTGTCTACGCACTCCTGTACTTTGGTGCTGTCATTGCTGGCGCTGGCCTGATCGTACTCATATTTATTGAGAAAGTATCCTTCCGGATATTTGACTATAAAGCGGATGGAGTATCCGTTTTTGAGATTGCTCTCATGAAATACCGGTATGGCATTGCTCGTCCTGATCCACTCCACGCCGCCCCAGTAAGCCGGTATGGCATAGTATCCATCGCTGAATACATTATCTGCTATGTGCAGCATAAATTTTCCTGAAGGTTTTTCCTTATTATACACCGGGATGTATTGCGCCTTGCCCAGTATCTTTTCATCTTCAGCAAATTTCATCTTCCACACCGGATTGTATACGTAGCCAGGTATGATGCCGTTTACTTTCTCCACAGCCCGCATATACTTACAGTCTTTGCACATGACGGAGACGACGCGGTTTTTTCTGTCCAGGATAAACTCTGCAAATACATTGCTGTGCTTATACCACTGCAAAAATGCCATATCAATATATATGTCTTCAAATCCGCTCTCATCCAGCCATGCTTGTATATCTGAAGGCATCTCTACGACTTCCATGTCCTTCTTACCATCTGTGTACACATCATTATAAGCCATAAGTCCGTGGCCTATGGCAATATTCCGCTTGGTATCAAGAAGCTCCCCGATGATATTATTATCACAAAGCACCTGATCCCTGTATTGTGGCAGGTCATTTTTATTGCCCCACTGCTTGATCTTCTTACCACCGGCCATGGTAGCGCCGAGTTGGACCGTGGTGCCTATATCGGTGCGGTCTGCTGAGAGGCTCAGTACCTGTGCTTTTTCGTCTGCTACTCTGAACTCGCAGAGCATGGCTTCATTTCTACTCAATGTTTGATGGGTTGATGGTTAAAAGTAATCATGTAGGCAATCTTGATCGTCATCGGTGCGACCGGATTGGCAGGGTCTGTGAGTGTGATGGTACCTTCGCCTTTGAGATCAGCGACGGACCGGTACAGGAATTGTTTGGTCTTCCTGACCTTCGACCGGTAGCTGAAATACTCCAGCGTGAAGGGCTTACCCTCAGCGGATTTGATCTGATACAATACGCTTTCTATAGGAATAAATTCTTTATTCATGATACAAATGTCATTTGTCTGTCTGTCACCTGATAGGACACTCCATTATCTGGTGATCGGGTGATCTGTGATTTTGTGATCGGGGGTCATCTTATCCGGTAGCCCAGTGTCAATCTCCCGCCCTTCTGCAGGATGTCATAATTGTACCCGAGTTGCAATCGTTTGACGGACATAGATACGCCCGGAGCCAGCACGCCGGATCCGATTTGCGTATTGGCAAATATTGTTACATCGTATGATCGTGTGATCTTGTGATCGGGTGATGTCGTAACCGGCAAATGGCGATAAACACTGATGCTGTCCAGCCACCCGATAGTGCGGGCGTAGTAGGCAGTGTCACGGTATTCATTGACGGGCACATCTGCATAGAGCCACGAGGTATCTATACGGGAGATAACGGTCGTATCATATGCGCTGAGCGTCTCGTATATAGTGTCAGTCCTGGACAACAGGATTTTACGCCACTCTACACGCACAGGTGAAGGCACATTTCTGAGTACTGTATCCACCACACACACAGTATCGCTGCTGCCAGTATGTTTTTGCGGTCTGTCTGCACTCGATACCCACAGCAGTAATGCAATAAGAATGGCGATCAGTATTTCACGCCAGTAGGCCTTTAGATTGAAGTTGCTCATGGTAATGATTTTGAAGTGATGGAAAATTAAAATAATGGATGTGCAGACACTCCCGGGTGCAAAACTGCTTCCTGGTGATCAGCGTCGATACCGGCAGATCATAATGTTGAGCGCCGCACCCGTCACAGGTGAGTTTGGCTTTGAAGGTTACTTTTTTGCTCATATCAGTTGGCACAGTGCATCCAGACCACATACAGCTGACAGCTCCATCCTTTGTATGTCGCAGGGTTGACGGATGCGAGCAGTGCTGTGGGTGTACGTCGGGTTTTATACTTTTTGTTTTTTACGCACAAAAGACATTCATGCGGCAGTATGTCAATAGGATGAGATTCTTTTGATTTCATTGACGGTGTTTTGTACTTTATTAAAATCGGTGTATACGACATGCGTCTTCAGGTCCATACTGGCTATCGCTTCCGGTATACTTCTGGTGATCTGCTGTACCGCATCCAGCAGCATGTCTATACGTCCATTATCTGCGGCTATCGGAGCAGGATTGCGGCTCAGCACCTGCGGGCTGATGGTCGGCGTGGTACGTGGCAGTGATGGTATGAGTCCACCATCTGCAAAGCCGGGGATACCCAGTCTCCGGAAGATGTCGGGTCCGGCCAGTCTTTTGAGATTTTCCTGCTGTGGCTCGTTAAACATCACCTCGCCCGGCTTTGCGGCGATGAGTACATTGTCACCACCGGGCAGCGGGTTGATATTGGGCCGCTCCTGGATGAGCTGTCCGGATACGGTTTTGATCTTACCACCCAGGAAAAACTGCTGAGCGTTGACCTTGGCAATGGCTATACCGGCACGTACGGCGGTAAATATCGCCCTCGCTGTACCTACGATCGGTCCGGCGATGGGTCCGAGTTTGGCGGACTGCTTATAGTTTTCTGCAATCTCGGCCAGTGAGTTGACAAAGATGGACGCAGTCTCAAAGGCTTTGATGGCTGTGGCGTGTTTGCGCCTGGCTTTCTCATCCTGAGAGAGCAGATCAGCGCCGAGACTGAATATCTCTTTGGCTATGCCTATGCCTTCGTTGGCGATGGCTTTTTTGAGATCGGCGGTCTTCTGCTCATTGTCGGTGCCTTGTTTGTTGTACTCGATCTGCGTTTTGAGTCGCTCGGCTTGTATTTTCTTATATACTTCGGTCTCTATGAGTCCGTTTTCTTCCAGCATGCGGAGCTGCTCATCATAGAAGTTGAGCTGTACACGCAGACGGCTCAGGTTGTACTCCTGCTCTGTGATGAGCCGGTTGGCAAATTTATTTTCCAGATCCGTGAGCTGTGCATTTTCCAGCTCTCCGATCTGAGCGGCGCGCTCCTTTACGATGTCGCTCTCCACCTTCAGCAGCTCTATATTGAGCTCCTTGCGCTTGTCGGTCTCTGCCTGTCCGAATGCATCGAGCAGCTCTATCCTGGTAGCGAGATTGGCGGATGTGATGCGGAGCTTTTCGAGCTCATACTGCTCCAGGCTGATTTTGCCTTGCAGATATGACTCTTCCAGTACTACCTGCTCTCTGTCGGCGGCTTCTTCCAGCATTTTGAGACGCAGATCCAGCACTCCTTGTGCAAACTCCGGATTGAGCGGATTGAAAGCGAGTAGAGCATCCCGCTCTTTGGCCTGTAGCTCCAGTTTTTTCTTCAGGAGAGCGGCGGCTTCTTTTTCGGCTTTTTTTTCTGCGGCAGATTTTTCTGAGCTACCACCGGTACCACCGACGGATCCACGAGTATTGCCGTCATCCTTTGGTGCAAATCTTTTCCTGATATTTTCTAATGTAGATCCCAACTCTATCGCCCGTGCTTCCGCCGCTTTGATATAATCTTCCTCGTCTTTGGTCGCTTCATTGATCAGCGTTTTAGCGCCTTGTACGGTGACGTCAATAAATTGCTTTGAGATATTCTTTTGTGCTTCGAGCTGTGCGGGAGTAGCGCCTATCTTACCCAGGTCTTCATTGGCCTGTTGTGTACGGGCTGTAGATACTGCAGCACCTGTTTGAAGCCTTTCCGCTCTAAGTCTTTTTTCTTTTACTTTCTCCAGATTTTCTTCCAGCACCAGAAGGAGTATTTTTTGCTGAAATGCATCATTGGCCAGCTTCTGAGCGCGTGTGATGTCATCTATGCTGTCAGACTCTTTTATAAGGTTCGGCAGGTAGTCTTTGTACTTAATATTGATCTGATCGATGATCTCCTTACGTCCTTCCGCTTCCGGAGCCAGTCGCCTGAGCACACCGATCTCGGAGTTAAATTCATTCTGGAGTAGACGGGTTTGCTCTGCAGCAGTTTTCGTCGGGCTGATGAATTCCTTTATCGATGTAGTCGCCCGTGACATTCCGTCAAACAATCGGGTAAACAATGGGCCTAACTTATCCCCGATCACCGTCACCAGTTGCGTATAGCTATTGGCTGCACGATTCTGTGCAGATGCGAGATTCTCTATGGTCTTCACCTGATCTACTCCATAGGCTTTTTGCAATTCACGTGCAAATTTCGGCAATGCATCATCGGCCATTACTTCGCCTTTCTCCAGCATCTTTTGCAGCTCTCCGGTACCTACACCCAGCGCTTTTGCCATAATGGTGACAGCACCTGGCAGAGCGTCACCGAGTTGACCCTTGAGCTCTTCTGCGCTTACCTTGCCTTTACTCATGATCTGCTGCAGCGCTGTGAATGCCCTACCCTGTGTATCCGTGCTTAGTCCAAGCACCGCACCGGCTTTGGCGACGGACTCAAATACCAGCTCCTGATCCTTCAGCGTCAGATTTGACGCTTTGGCGGATGCATTGTATTTGATATACTCGTCGCGGAGTTTGGTAAGCTCCAGACCGTAGTCTGTGGCCAGTCTGGTAAGAAAGGCATCTGCTCTGGCTCTTTTGTCTGTCTCAGGTATGAGTAGCTTATAGGCGGCATTGAGTGAGTTGATCTTTTTGATCTGCTCAAAGAGCTGCACCCCGAATGCCTTGAGTGCTCCGATACCTACGTAAGCGGCCAGAAATCCTTTGACACCTATAGATCCCCGGCCCATCTCCGTACTCACCGCCCGCGTCCGCTGTGCATTGGTAGCCAGTGCCTGATTGACCTTTTGCAGCTCTTTTTCAAACCCTGCCTCCGCAAAGGTCACCTGTGGGAGGGTGCGCTGTAGCTGTATGAGCTGTGATCGGCGGTCTGATATCTGCTTACCGCTCAGCTTGCTGAAGTCGGAGCTGGCCAGCTTGCGGCTGATCTCTGCCTGCTCATTGAGCACTTTATTAAACTCGTCTGTCCCGGCAGTGAGTTTCTTGATATCCTGTACACCTTTGGCGGTGTTTTGCAGGGTTTTTTGATACTCGGCGCTCTCTTTGGCATCTATGGTGATGATGAGCTGCGCCTGATCCTGTCTGATATTGGCCATATCTGTGATTTATTACAAAAGTCAGCGTGATGAAGCTGTTATTTTAGGACTTTACTGGACATGCAAATTTATTTGCATGATACTTTTTTCGCCTGCAAATAAATTTGCAGGTCCATTATTGCAGTACCTTACCTTTCACTTCCGCCAGCATCACTGGCAGCAGCTCATCGAGTAGCCGGTAGTATAGCTTATACTGCTCCGTCGCCTTCAGCTTGACGTACCATTGTCTCCTTTTCAGTCGCGTGCGTCTCTTGCTGATGCCCCACGCTATATTGTTGATGATGGTTTTTTCAGGGACTGTACCGGGTTTGTATTTGTAGGTGGTCGGTCCGGGATATCCGGGCAGCAATAGATCAAGATTGCGCTTTACCCAGTCTTTCATGCGCTCTATGCCTTCGGGGCTGAGATCCTTATCACGGCGCAGATTACGATTGCTCATGTCGAAGTATCGCATATATGCCTTAAATCCGACCATGACGGTGGCGGTTACATTTGCTCCTTTTGCGATTTTGGCACGGATGTAATCTGTGTCAAATACTGCTCCTGCACCTGTGTCCTGGCGTACATTTGTCCTTGCGCTGCTCTCCAGCTCCGCCATAAAATTTGCAGCCCAGTCCAGGATCACTTCGTCGATGATTTCTTGCCTATTCATGTTTGAGTTGTTTAAGTTGTTAGAGTTGTGGAGTTGATCACAAGATCACCCGATCACAAGATCACCCGATCACAAGATCACCCGATCACCGGATCACCAGATAAAACAAAAGGAGCTACCAGACGTTTCCGGTGCTCCTTTTGTCAGGTCTTTAATTATGAAAAACGCCTTGCTTCCTTACAGCCGGTTGACGGTTGTTTTACTTATATTCTTTACGTGAACGTACCCATACACTTTGGCCGCCATTGTCCCGGATCCCGTTACCTTGATCCTATAGTAGGGAAATGCGGGATCCGATAGTGTCCAGTTCTTAAAATTGGTGGTGACGTTGGTACTGGTGAGGGTGTCTGTGCCTGTCGCCGTCTCAAAGTTGATGTTATCCATAGACTGCTCCAGTATGGATGTGCCCGCCACGGTACCGGATACCTTGGTGAGCTTCACGCCAAATACCGCTTTGTCATATCCGTCCTTCAGCGGGAGAGTAAGATACTCCACTCCCGCATTTACCACCGTATCGGCAGATCCGGTCATCGTATAGATCTTCTGAGCAGATATGCTGGCAGCGCTCAGGATGAAAATCAAACTAAAAATACTGATTAAAAACTTCATGATATTTAAGATTTTTTAAATGATTAAAATAAATTACTTCCCCTTCTTTACCTGCGCTGGCTCCCCTTCAGGGGCCGGGGGTAGCGCGTTGTCATTCACTTGTCCATTCGAAGTTTCCACTTCCGTAAAAAACTCCGCGTACCGTGGCTCTATCGCAAGCCACTTTTGTATCTGCTCCTGGGTCCATATAGACGGGACGATGTCCCTGCCGTATGCTCTGAGCCTGGTAAAAGGCTTGATCACCGGACCCGTGTATCTGTATTGCTTAGGCATTATGCGTCAGCGGCTAAGGTGAGAGTAACGTCACTGGCCAGCTCGTAAGGCAGCGCAGCAAGTCCTTCCATGGTGACGGTGATCTCATACCCGTTGGTACCTTCGTTGATGATAGGCTTGACGGTGATGTATGCGGCGCTCAGGATGTCGCCGATCAGAAATCGGGTTGCGTTTTTGTCCTGTACTACTACGATGTACTCACAGCCTGTGATGGATGTGAAGATCGCATTTTTTGCACCTGAGATCTTCGGGTGGAATCCTGTGATGTTGACATTCCATGACGGAGAGTCTGCATCACCTGCGGGATTGACTTCGAAGACCTTTTTGTTATTGATGGGAGTGAGCTCCAGTACATTGAATGTACCTACCGGATCATCCTCCATCGTAAATGCAGATGCACCGGAGATCACCCCTGCAGATGCAGCGGAGATGGCGGTCACCTCGCTTTTTTTGGTAAACCAGATGGTATTGTTGACACCTGCGGCGTTACCGAGTCCGCATGTGCGTCTTATGTTTTTACCTGCGGCCATTGTGTTATGGTTTTAGATGATGATTTAAAAAAAATGACAATCCGGTGAATTATTTCACCTTGATCAGCGTACTCGGATATTTCGCCAGTACATGCTCCAGCAGGGCCTTGTCTTTGGCCACAGCGTCAGCAGTATAGACGGTGAGTGCTCCGGTGCCAGGTGCGCCTATCCTGAAGCTCAGGTTTTTGAACCGATACTTATCCGCGCCTATCTTGATAACACCGGGATTTTTGAGTGGCTCTTTTTTGGCAGGCTTACGGGTCACGGATGCAAGGCTGTTATTTACATTGCTTTCAAGCGCTGCAAATTTGGCGTCATATTCTGCCAGCTTTTCATTGACTACATCCAGTGCTGTGAGTACCGTGTCCAGCTGATTTTTAATTTCGTCCATTATATTCTTTTTATTGATGATAAAATAGGTGAAAAGAGTAACCGGCATCACCGGTTACTCCTCATTTATTTATGGGGCTTCCACGTCTTCCACGTCACCTGTCCAGAAGTCATTCACGGCGATGATGTCGTTGTTTACGATACCGAAATTGAATCCCATTTTGAAGTCCATCCACATTTTGATGTTTCTGTCCTCATTTTCGAAATTGAACATCGATGCGTCCATCGCTCCGTCATATCCGTAGTGCAGGTTCTCTTTAGGAGTAGCCAGGATACAGTTTTCAGGTACACCGCTCAGTATATGGATATTGGCCATACCTGTCTCCAGTGTGACAGATCCGTCCGCAGCAGTAGTATACTTGCCATATCTCTCTCTGTAGTCCTGGATAAATTTGATTTTATCTTTAGGATTGAGGAAGATGTCTATGGTAGTGTCCAGGTAAGCGTCACCCAGTCCGGAGTGTACCAGCTCTACTGCATCTACAGTATTGGTTCTGGTCAGTGCTCCTGTGGTAATAGGATCCAGCGATGTAGCGGTGATTTCATCTTTGATCACCTGCTGTATACCGTCAAAGAGTGCAATCAGCTTGTCCGTAGATGACGGAGATCCTGCAGCTACAGCTCTCCAAATAGCCATCTCCTGCTCAGCTTTGATCTTTGCGAAAAGTTTCTGCAGGATAAATCCTTCAAATGGCATATCGTACGGGTCCTGACCCTTTTTACGCCATCTGGCAGTGTAGGCAGATTCCCAGTCTTTCGGTACAAATTTAAGATCGACTTTTGCGTCAAATACTTCCAGATTACGATTGGGCAGCGCGATGGCGTCCTGTACCGGTGCGAAGGTAGGTGAGTATCTCCTGACGAGATCTGCTACCGTAAGCTCCGTGAGCAATAGCTTTCCCTTTACGCCTTCGTGGGCTGTCATCAGATCGGCAGTCTTGAAGCCTATGAAAAGCTCAGACAGCAAATCATCAGCAAAGTCCTGCGTATATGCCTGGAAGGCTATGGCGGATGTTAATGATAATGATTGACTCATTTGTTTTTTGTGTTAATGTGTGAGTTAATTTTTTAAGCCTGCTTACGTCTGCTCATCCATTTCTGGTTGATGGCGCTCTTTTGGTAGGCTTTCAGTTCCGGAGCCGGCGCTTCATCTTCCTCATTGCCCAGGGAGTGTTTCCCTTGCGGGGTCTTCTCGAGAGCGTCGATTCTGGCAGCGAGTGCGGTCAGTGTGTCGGTCGCCGTGGTCACCTGAGTAGTCAGGGTCTCATTGGCAGCCTTCAGGGATGCTATCTCCGCGTCCTTGGCGGTGACATCAGCCTGCAGCTTGTTGAATGTTTCTTGATCCACTTCTTCTGTTTTTATGGTGGGTGATAGATGTGACTCATCTTTAGTGAGGCCGAGTAGCGCCTTCAGACGGTCGATAATACTTTCGGGTTCGTGCTTTGCCGCGTACAGCTGCTCGAGTACCGGATATTTGTGATTGGCCAGTACATCCTCGATGCCTGGCGTATGAAACAGGTCGTGAGCTGCTTGCGCCAGCTCGTCCTGGGATTTGAATAGTGTATTGGTGGCTGCTCCTTCGTCTACGAGATCGACAGACGTGAGCTTGTCAAACTTAAAGTATACCGGCCCCAGCTCAGGGCTCGGGTAGAAGTACTGATCTTTCGCCCGGTCGTAGTAGTAGCACTTCACTTCCTTGCCGCCGCTGTCGCGCTGATACATGTACTTGTACGAAAACTTGATCGAGAATCCCATCATGCCGGGATCTTCCTCAGCCAGATTGAGCACATGGATACCGAGACCATTGCGGCCCGGTGTGGAGTCTGCGGCGGTGAGTACCTTCAGGTCAGCATTGACACGATTGTCAGTGATGGTAAAGTTGGTCATACGTCCCAGGCGCGCTTCCAGATTATTCCAGTTGTGGCCGAAGTTGACGATGACGCCGTCCTTCTGTCTTTTGGCATAAGCGACCATGTCATCTATGAAGGTGCGGTCCAGCTCCAGACCGTAGTCGGAGCCGCGATAGTCCTTGATCTGCATCGCTTCAGCGACGACGACGCCGTACATCATACGTTTGTCCTTGTCTACGCCTTTGGTAGACTGACCGGATACTACTGATCTGAGCGTGACTACCGTATCGGTAAATTTCATTTTGTCCATGGACCTTACATTTTACGATGACAAAAGTAAAGTCAGGCGTATGGGCACCATAGGACATAAAAAAAGCCGGTACATCTTTATGTACCGGCTTGTCTTCATTAAAATCTCTAAAAAAATGTTTTATGCTTCTTTTAGCGCGGTTATCCCCTTTAGGGGCATAGGGTAGCGCGGGTATTGTTTTTCTACAATGTGATCAGCTGATAGGAGAATACATTACTCGCACAACGGTCACCATTTATGGTATTGACGGCCACACTATCATTATTGAAGTAATGAGTATAATTGAATTTTTTTTTTCCCCTGCCACATCCGTAATCAAAATAAGGTTCTGCTTTTAAAGACCTTTTCAAGGTAATGGTATTGGCAGGATTATTTACCGCGAGCTGATTAAAATCAACATCAGGTAAATAAGTATATGTATTGCCTAGTTCAGATTCTGCATATACTCTGGATAGTGTTTTGGTGCTTCCATCTTTGAAAAATTGTGTTATGTTGTATATATCAAATGATGTATCAAATGCAAACGCGTCAACCTGTGACGTTCTGAAATACTTTACACTATCCAACCGTTGTATATTTGCGGCTTCCTGTGGATAACCTGGTTTGAATGGATCATAAGTAACTTGATCTGTCATAAAGTGAAAAGCATTTTGTCCGCCGTCTCTGAATCCTGATATGTCATAAGATTCTATGGTAAAATACTTGTGATTAGTTTCAGCCTGTACGATTTGTTTTGGCAAATCGTCTTTGAGACAGCCTACGATCGAAAAAGCGATTAATAATGGGATAAGGATAATAATGATGTGTTTCATTGTATGTAAATTTTAATGGTTAATAAAGTCGTTTTACTGTGATCTTATAATTGTGCATGATGTCGCCTGTCTCTGCTGTGGTTGAACTGATTTCAGCATATAAATTGTCACCCGCAACAAACCCTTCTATTAATGTAAATGAAAAAGGGACAATACCAGACGGGTCTTTTAATGTAACTCCCGTTTCTACACCTACATCAGAACCGTTATTTTTTGACAATCCTATCAAATAATTTCCCGTGCCATCAAAACTTTCAAATTGACCTGAAATTGTTATTTCATAATCTCCGGTTTCAGGCAACTCTATCCAGTTGTCAGTAACGTCAACTGTCATGCCTTGTGACCTTTCATCTGTTGCTATGTCCAATTTTTTACTAACCCCTGCGCTTAAATTAAATGTTTCTGAATCTGTTTCCCCACTTGCATATTTCATTGCTTGCGCAATCGTAGGATTACCACTCACACCATCCCCATTAGTGACCGCTATCCCGTTTCCGGCTGTGATAGTCCTTGCAGATACATTTCCAGATGATGTACGTGCTACCAGTCCATTTGTACCTAAGTTGTGCACGGCTAAGGCTTGACCTGTCAGCCCTAATGCACCGGACGATAAGGCAATCCCATTACCTACACTACCATTTGCCAAATCACCGTCCCCGTCACTTCCTACCCATGACGTAGGGGTGTCAGTGGTAAGGTCTGTTATTCTTACTTCGCCTGTGACGTGTAGTGTTCTCGATATTGATCCTATGGCAGTATTTATACCTACTCTGTCGGTCGAAAAGTCACCACCGATCAAAGGGGTTGAACTTGTAGACGGTTCTATGTATAATTTACCGCTTCCTGTTTCAGAATACCCCGCACCATATCCAATCGCTATATTACTACTTCCAGTCACATTTGATCTAAGTGCGAGCGCTGATATTGCAGTGTTTTCAATGCCAGATGTAAGGCTATATAATGCTTCTGTGCCTATGCCTGTATTTTTACTTCCAGTATTATTCACTAAAGCATTTTGACCGATAGCTGTATTGGTATGCCCGGATATATTGTAAAACATTGCCTGATTGCCTAATGCAATATTATAGTAACCTGTTGTATTATTTAAGAGTGAATATGCTCCAATCGCTAAATTTCCAACTCCCGTTGTATTATTATTTAATGCGGCATTACCAAATCTTGCATTATTGGGTTGATTACCACCTCCTAATCCTATGTCGTTTCCATTTGCTGAAATATCCTGAG